AAAGAAACATAATAGAAGTTATACCCCAGAAGAATTGTATAGATCTTCTTTTTATTTGATAGATGAGGAAATGCACCCTATGATATTTCCTGTTCCGTTAGAGAATCCACAAGATATGCCAGACGACTCTGATTATATTTGTGAGGAAGATTACCTTCCATAAATAAATCATAGAAATAACTCAAGAAGTCATAATACGATGCCTCTGAATAAGTTAGACAATTTTATCAAGAATACTGAAGGTAGAATCTTATATGTAAGTCCAGCAGATTTAGACTCAACTGATAGCATTGATAATCAAGGTAATTCTCTGGCAAGACCTTTTAAAACTGTACAGAGAGCAATTATTGAAGCTGCAAGGTTTTCTTACCTTAAAGGAGATGCTAACGATTTAGTAGAAAAAACTACTATTCTTTTAATGCCTGGCGAGCACATTATTGATAATAGACCTGGATATAAAATTTATGATGATTCTGGAGCAAGATCGCAATCTCCTAATGGAACTGTTAGTGCTGATGTTGATACAGTTTTTAATCTCGATTTAAATTCAAACTTCGATTTGAATCAAGAAGCAAATGTTCTTTATAGATTTAATAGTGTAACTGGTGGTGTTATTGTACCTAGAGGTGTATCTATTGTTGGTCTTGATTTAAGAAAGACAAAAATTAGACCAAAATATGTTCCCAATCCAACAGATTCTAGTGTAAAAAATTCTGCAATATTTAAAATAACTGGTACTGGATATTACTGGCAGTTTTCTGTATTTGATGGTGATAGTTTTGGATTGGTTTATACTGATCCACAAGATTTTTCTGAAAATAATAGATCAAGACCAACATTTTCTCACCACAAATTAACAGTATTTGAATATGCTGATGGTGTCAATAATGTATCTGGATATGATCTAACAGATCTTGACATGTATTATGCAAAACTATCCAGAGCATATAATAGTGCTTCGGGTAGAAATATTGATGATAAGTATCCCACGGATAAATTGGGGTTTGCGAAGCAGAGACCAGAATGGGAAATTGTTGGTGCCTTTGCTAATGATCCCATCAGCATTGCAAGTATTGTATCTGGAGATGGATTTACTGCAACAAATACGATAACAGTAACAACTTCAACAGATCATAATTTAACAATTGGAACGCCAATTAAAATTAGAGGTGTTTCTACGCCAGAATATAATGTTTCTGCACTAGTTGCATCGGTTGATTCTGTAAATCCAAAGATATTTACTTACATTTTGGCATCTTTTCCACAAGATTTAAATGTCAAACCATCTACAAATAATGCAACAGTAACTATTGAAACTGATACAGTAAAAGGTGCATCTCCCTATATCTTTAATGTTTCTATGCGTTCCGTCTATGGAATGAATGGAATGCACGCTGATGGCAGTAAAGCAGATGGATTCAAATCCATGGTTGTTGCCCAATTTACTGGCATTTCTCTTCAAAAGGATGATAGGGCTTTTGTAAAATATTCAAAAACAAGTAGAACATATGAAGGTATCAATATTAGTGTTGAGAGAGGAGCAGCACTTTCACAAAATTCATCATCTATAAATCAAAACAATGTATATCATTTAGATTCTGAAGCGATTTACAGAAGCGGTTGGGAACAATCACATATTAAAATAACAAATGATGCAATTGTTCAGGTTGTTTCTGTATTTGCCATTGGTTATAATGGTCACTTTGTTTGCGAATCTGGTGGTGATGCATCAATTACAAACTCAAACTCAAACTTCGGACAATTATCTCTTATATCTACTGGTTTTAGAGCTGAAGCATTTGTAAAAGACAATAAGGGTTATATAACTCATATCATACCCCCAAGAGCAATCACAACCTCTGAAGAAGATGTTGATTGGTTAACCATTGATATAAAAGCAACAGATGATAATAATGAGACGGATAAATTATATCTTTTTGGATTTGATACCGAAGATGTGACACCCTCACTATTGACTCAAGGATATAGAATTGGTGCAAAAACTAATGATAAATTGTATGTTGAAATTGATGGGGTAGTTAGATCTGCTGATATTAAAATGCCAGGTAGTGGTAGTATTGATGTTGGTGGAGTAAAAGAAACTGTAATTAATGGACAACCATCTTCTAATATTTTTACAACTCTTTCTAATCATGGATTAGAGACAGGTGAAAAAATACTTCTTGTCAGTGATGATGGAGATCTTCCAGAAAATATAGAATCTAATACCATTTATTTTGCCAGAAGAGTATCTGACACTCAATTCAAAGTTGCATCTTCTAAATCTGATGCGGATAATGATGATACACTTAATGCATATCTTGGAACAAATCTTCGTGTTTTGAGTAGAGTATCGGATAAAGAATCTGGTGATGTTGGTAGTCCTGTTCAGTGGGACAAGGACAAAAATCAATGGTATATAAAAACAGATGCTAATAGTGAAATTTATACTGCTATTAATGGAAATTCTGGTTCTCTCCCTGCAGAATCTTCTGCAACTCATGTGAAGAGAACTCCTGACAATAGAAGTTTAGATGAAAAAATTTATAAAATAAGAGTTGTAATACCAAAAGAATCTATAAATGCAAAAACTCCAGAATCTGGATTTGTTATTCAAGAATCTAGTACAACTGGTGTTCGTACAGATTCTGATCTAATTTTATCAACAATTAGAGATTTGACGAGAAATGATTTTGACTTTGAAAGAAATTCGAACTTCATCTCAACTTGTTCACTTTCTGGAACAACAGTAACAGTTATTTCTGAGACACCTCATGGTCTTAATGTAAATGATAAAATTTCAATATTGAATGCCAAAGATGCTTCTGTGAATACTGTTGGATCTGCAAATAGTGGATTTAGTGGATCGTTTGAGGTGAGCAATGTTGTAGATGATATGACATTCCAATATTCAACTACTGATGTTGATGGTGTTGTTCATACTGGAATGGGAGCATTCTCTAATGATACCTACACATCAAATAGAGAAACACTATCAAACCTTGTGGTTCCTGCAACATTTAGAAGAGATGATATAGTTAAAAACTTCTATATTTATAGAAATCAGGTTATAACGGAATATTCTCAATCAGAGAGAGATGGAATTTACCACATTTATGCGTTAAATTCCGATTATGCAGTTCCAAATGAATTTACAAATTTAAAGTATGGTCAAAATGTGGTTGATTTGTATCCAGAATTGGATAGAGATAATCCCAATGATTCTCCAAATTCCTCAAAAACATTTGCACTAAGATCTCCACTTGGTAAAGTTGAAACTAATGATAAAAAGAAGAGTATTACCAAAGAAACAATAGATAAGTTAACAACTTCTCTTGGTGTCGGAGTTACTTTATCCGCAGTTAATAATTCAACCAATGTTGCAACTTTCTCTAGAAGACATGGTATTGGTGGCATTTCTGGAGGAACAATTGATGGAGGAACTGGATACCCAACAAATGGTACTTTCTATAATGTAAAATTATATAATGAACCTGGATTATCAACATGGAATGGAGCAACCGCAAAAGTTGTAGTATCTGGAGGTGCTGTTTCTTCTGTTGAAATAATGTCACCTGGATCTGGATATAATAATGGTGATGTATTGTATTTTGATACTAAAGTTATTGGTGATAATTCTATCAGTGATGGTGATGCATCGTTTACAATTGCAAGTACAAATATTTCTGGTGGTGTAGGTGATGTATTAGAATTCACTGGTATTGGCACAGTAGAAACATCAAGATATAGAATTACTGCATTAAATTCTGATACTCAAGTCACTATTGGTAGAACTTCTGGTGATCCAATCATACATGTTGATCAATATGCAGTTAGAACAGGTCCTTCTGTTCAAGTCTCTGGAGTTTATACAGTATCTGGAATCACATCATTTACATGCACAACTCCTCATGGATTAGCAGCAGGTAATCGTTTTAAAGTTACTGATAGTAACAATAATACTCTTGGGGATTATCTTGTTAAATCTACTCTTGGTATAAAAACATTTACTGCAAGAACAACCAATGATCTTCAAGGTCCATATTACATTTTGAAGCATGGTTATTCTGCAAATGATAATGGAATATCAAATATATCGGATGAAAATCTATTTGCAAGAGGTCTTACAATATATGGTAATGACTCTGCCACTATTGAAGCAGGATCTTCTACGGATCAATTCCTTATCAAACCATTAAACTCTGGCATAGGAACACAAACCAGATATCCTTATGGTTCTTATATTCAATATAAGAATGAGATTATGAGGATTAGTAATTATACTTCTGGTGCTAATCCTGAAGCAAAAGTTATTCGTGCCGTATTGGGCACCAAAAAAGAAACAACCGTTGTTGATGGCGAATTGGTTAAGAAGATTGAATTGCTTCCTATTGAATTCCGTAGACCCTCTATTCTTCGTGCTTCTGGACACACTTTTGAATACCTTGGATATGGTCCTGGTAACTATTCCACAGGTCTTCCGCAGGTTCAGAACAGAACTCTTACTGAGAGAGAAGAATACTTATCACAGGCACAAGAAAGGTCTGCTGGTACGGTTGTTTACACTGGTATGAACAATAAAGGAGATTTCTATGTTGGTAATACTAGAAAATCTTCTGCAACAGGTGAAGAGACAACATTTGATACTCCAATTCCATCAGTAACTGGCGAAAATACTGCAAGATTGAGTTCCGTATTTGATGAAGTTACCATTAAAGAAAGAGTTGTTGTTGAAGGTGGTAGATCAAATAATATTCTCTCCCAATTTGATGGTCCGGTAACATTTACAGAGACCATAAGAATTAAAAATGTTTCTGATTTTAGTGGAACTGTTAAAGTTACAGGTACAACAAAGTCGGAGAGTACAACCACCGGAGCACTCATTGTTTCTGGTGGTGTGGGTATTGGATCCACATTAAATGCTGATACCATTATTTCTAATGGTGTTAAGTTGGGCACTGCTCATAATGCAATTACCACTGTTGATGGTGGTGCTTTGGATATTGATGGCGATTTAACCGTCAGTGGTGATATTACGGCATTTTATCAACCTTCTGATGAAAGATTAAAAAATAATATTAATCGCATTGAAGACCCACTAGTAAAAGTAATTTCCATCAGTGGTAATACATTTGAATGGAAAGAACTTGATAATTATGAAGGAGAGGACACTGGTGTCATTGCACAAGAAATTGAAGCACTTGGACTTCCAGGAATTGTAAAAAATAATTCTAATGGATATAAGTCAGTTCAATATCACAAGTTAATTCCATTACTTATAGAGGCAGTCAAAGAATTGAGTGCAAAAGTCGATTCATTAGAAGAAAGACTAAATAACTAAAAAAGTTATAAGATGGCAAATTATAAAAAGTCATTTAATTTTAGAAGTGGTGTTCAGGTAGATACTGATAATTTTGTAGTTAATGCTAATGGTCTGGTAGGTATTGGTACATCAATTCCTAGAAGATTATTAGATGTTTATGGGACAATTAGAACAAGTGGTCTGGTAACTAGTCAACAACTTTATGTTACTGGAATTTCCACTTTTGATTCTAATGTTGATTTAAATAATGGAACTTTACTTATTGGAAATAACATAAAACTTG